ACCAATGTCGTAGCCTCTAGCGTTCCGACAATTGTCGCAGCGTTTCCGCTTCCGCTAGTTTTGTTAACATACAATCCCTCGCCCGCTCCGCCTTTAGTTACGTTTATCGCCTTACCGCTTCCGCTAGTATGGTTAATCGTTAGCGTTTCTGTGCTTCCGTTAGTCGTTAGCGTAGTATGCCCTGCTTGTAATTGCTGAGTGTTTAAATTAACCGTTTGATTTGCTCCAGTGTAAGGTACATAGCCTGTCAAAGAAGGAAAAGTCTCTAAAGTACCATCACCTCTGATGTACTGAGAAATAGTTCCTGCACCTGTAACGGCAAGCGTTCCAGCGGTTGTTATTGGACTATTTGCAACGCTAAAAGCTGCGGGCATAGTTAACGCCACTGAGGTTACGGTACCCGTTCCATAAGTATTAGAATCAACGGAGCCGTCAGCCTTTAAGAATTGCGCCGATGTACCGCCAGCCTTTACAAAGCTGCCCGCTTGGATTGTTTGCGCTCCTAAATTAACCGTAGTTACGGCGCCCGTGTAAGGTACATAACCGCCGCTCGAGTTTTCCCATTTACTTGTTGAGGAATTATAGACCAAAACTTGGGCGTTGCTAGGCGAAACAATCGAAACGTCGTTTAAGTCGTTTAGGTCCAAGTTGCCTTGGTCCGTGTTTTCCCATTTGCCAGTTACCGAGTCATAGCGCAAAATTTGCCCGTTGGTTAAACCGCTAATTGCGACGTCGTTTAGTTCGTCCAAATTCTCGGGTAAACCGCTTAAAAACGTCGCCTTTGTCGTCTGTTTATTCGCTCCGTCTTGCCAAATTAAAATAATATCGGTATCGCCAGAGGTTGACGCAATCGGAAAATCTATATATCGTCTATTTGCCATCTTTAGGAAATTGGATAAACGTAAGCCGTTGGTACTTGTCCAAAGGTAATTCTTGCAACGCGTGAAGCCAAATCGTACTCCCAGCCTATTATTTGGTAACGGCCGGAGGTGTAACCATTATAAACCAATTGCGCTGGCGTAAATACATTGCCAAACGTGTTGCCGTTTCGTCTAAATGAACCCTCTAAACGTAGGCTTAAAGCGTTGTATAAAGATAATACATTCCGAGCATAGCAGTCGCGCAAAGTAGGCGAATAACCGCCTAATAACGCTTGGTTTTCAAACGATAAATTTGTTTGCGAATAGGTAATTGTGCCGTTGGCGTTTACCTGCAAAAGAAAGGTCGACGTTTGGTAGTTGTTGCCGTTGCTATCTTTTAAAAAGACTTGAATTTGTACGTTTGCCTCCCCTGTGTAATCGTAATCGTCAAAGGTAACTGTTAGATTCCTTTGCGTGCTGCTAATTGTCGTAACTATTGGCAAAATTTGCGAGCCAATAGGCGGAGTTCCCGACAAGCTAGAAACTAAAATAAACGTTGAATCAATGGTAAACCCAGCATCCGCAACGTATTGCCGCTTATATTCCCCATTAACAGCGCCTCCGGTAAAGTCTAGCGTATTTGCACCAAGCGTGTCGGTAAGCCTATTAACTTGAGTAACCGCTCCGGTTGGTACTTGGATAATATCTGGTGTTGCTGCTAACGATTTCTCTACAAAAACAATGGCTGGTAAATCGTCTATTTTTAACCAATTTTTTGATGCAGTAATTGCTAGGTCGCTAAATACTAAATTGTCCTCCCTTATGCTTGTGTAATTTCTTGCCGTTTCGTAAACTTTTTTTACTTGCGTTGGGTTTTTAACACCTTCAAAAGTTGGAATTACTTTAACGCTTGTAACTACTGCGCTGCCACTTATACCAAATGACTTTAATTCAACAGATAAAAATCCAGCGGTAGGCAAAACAAAGCTTGTAAGTTTAAATTTTCTTGTGTCGTTGTCTTTAGTTGAATAATAAACAAAGGTATAGTACGCCACGTCCCATTCTAACAAATTAAAAGAGCCAACAATTGTTGTACCTAAATAACGCGTTGTGCCTCCACTATCAACGTGTTTAACTGCAATTGCCAAACCGCTTGCCAAAGTTTCGTAATTAATATCTACTTCTAAATCCAAGCTTAACCCGGTAAAGTCTAGGAATACAGGTTTAGACGTTATTGGCTGGTCTGTTTCCTCTCCGTTAGCCTCAAAACGTATATCCCACGAAACTCCTTGCTCGTCATCAAATCCGCTTTGTGCCGGAATATTGTTAGGAAAAATTTGAATAGGTGCCGAATCCGGGTCTGGAGTAATCGTCCAATCGTAAGGTTTGTAAGGACCTTCCAAAAACCAGCTTGATTCGTTAAAAGATTCTCCGTTGGAAATTATAGACTGGCTTAAACCGCCTTGCGTTAAAGTAAGTTTTTTTATTGGCCTTTGATATTGCAAAAGCTGGTCAGCGTTAACAGGTATCCAATCGCTATTTGCGTTTGACTGGTCCGCAACTAGTTCCAAATCTGTTTCTATTGTGCTACTTATTACGGCTAAGGTGTCGTAATTGTGCAAATAGGTTGTTGTTGTATTTATATTTTTTCCAATTGCCCTTTGAATTCTCCATTTACCGTTGGCTTGAAACAATACCCAGCCAAAAGATTTGCAAATTTCTAGCAAAAAATCAAAGGCGTTAATTTCTATTTGCTCAAATGTATTTTCTTGAATTTTTAAATTATCGCCAGCAGCTTGTGCAAATATTGACAACGTGTTGTCCATAACAAGACCCTCGTAAAGGTCATTACATACCTCAAGATTTAAATCTAAATCTAAACTATTTAGCTGGTTAATAAATAAAGTTCCTAAATCGGTGTCCTCAGTTGGTCCCGTTAAGCTAATCTCTTTTAATTGCGCCAATCCGTCGGTCGCAGTTACGACAACGGGGTAAGGCGGGTCTTGGAATGGCTCGCCAGTAATGTCGTTTAGTAAGTAGCCTTTAAAGACAACATTTCCGTCGAATTTATGCACAACTAAAAACTCCCGGTCCGAGTAGCTAAAGAAATTCCTAAAGTCTGTAACGTCTGTCGAATAAAACGAAATCGTAAGCGTTGCCGACATAATGCTAGACGTTATGTCCTCGTTGTCCTCGCGCTCGTATTTGTGCGTCGCTGGTTGGTCGGTTGCAATTAATTCCGTTGACGTACCAACAAAGCCGTCTTGGTAAATTTCTACGACGTTGGAAAAGTTGTCAATATCTTTAAAAGGTATTGTATATTTTAGACCGTATGCCATTGCTTAGAATTTTCTTGCCCGTGTTTTATTCGCTCTGTTTAGCGTTCCAACTAGATTGTCGCCGCTAATCGTAAAGGTAACATTTCCGCCCATCATATTTTGGAGTTTGGACAAAGGTGCAATTACTTCCGGATTAGTTCGCGCCCCGGTATACTCACCCACAAGCGCTGGCGTTGGTCCGCTGACAATACCACCATTGGCAAAAGGCATTAAACCGCCAATCCCAAAAGATTTTCCGCCCTTAATTAAAGATGCTAAACCTTTGCCTTTGCCTCCAGCAGCAGCTACCGCGCCGCCTGTTAAAATGTTTAATGTTAAAGCGGCAGCAATAGCAGCAGCAAATTGAATTACCATTTGTTTTAAAGAATCAAAAATGCCTTTAAAACTAATTTTTCCAGTTTCAGCCAATTGACCTAAAGCTTGTCCAAACATATCGCCAACAAATAAAGCGGCATTCATATTTTGAGCAACCAAAGAGGTTTCGTAAGCCATTTGCGATTGCGCTGCATTATAAGCGTTTGCACGTTCAATAGCATCCTCTGGCACAATAATACCCGGCATAGTTTGGGCAATTTGTTTATTCATGCTTAAAATACTAGCCGTAGCGTTTTGCATCATTTGTAAACGCTCTGGCGTTACTTGCTTGCTTACGTCAGTAGGTTGCCCTCCAAACGCATCGCGTGCGCCTACCTTACCTAAAACCGTGTCTTGGGTCTTTAAAAATTCGCTAGCCTCTTGACGTAGTTGTTTAATCTTTTGGTCGTGCGCTTTTTTAAGTTGTTTGGCTAATTCGTCAGAAATCTTTTTCGATTCCTCTTTTGTTTCGTTTTCGGCTTTGATAGATTCCTCGGCCTCAACTGCTGCTTTATTAGTTGCATTAATACCTAAAGCAACATTTTGCAATTGCGTAGCGTAAACAGGGTCTATAAACGACAATAATTGTCGTCCAAATGATTGTAAACCGCTTTCTCCTGTTTGTTCTGCAATCGTGTTAACTGCATTTAAAGAAGAAACGACATTGCTCAATAAAACGTTAGACAATTCTAAAAACCCGCTAATTAAACCGCTTGAGGAATTGCCCAAAGCAAGTTGTAATTGTGTAAAATTGTCCTCTAAATTAGAAATTTGTCCGCCAACAGTCTCAGAAATTGCAGCCATTGACCCGGTTACACCTTCAGCACTTCCCAAGCTAATTAAATAACCCTTAATTGCTTCGTCTGTTTTTGCAACTTCGGTTGTTATCCCCTTAAATGTAAATTTAACCCTGTCACCTTCACTACTTGCAGTAACTCCAAACTCTTTTAAACGCTCGAATTCGCCAGTCATTGCGTCCAAGGCTGCTTCGGTAAGCTGGTCAAAAGATTTACCAGTAGATGACGCAAGGTCACCTAACGCGGTCATTTCTGCAAACGTTGGTTTAAACCCTCTATTTGCAAGCTTTACAAATGAATCCGTTAACTCGTTAACTTGAAAAGGAGTTTTTGACGCAAATTCAACAATATCTTGCATCGCTACTTTAGCAGCGGATTTACTTCCTAAAGTTGTCGTTAAAACCGCCTCCATTTTTTGGAATTCTGCGGTTGTTGCAATTATTGATTTACCAAAATTTAGCAACATATCGGCTGCAAAAACGCCAGCCATTGTTTTGCCAATGTTTGTAAATGCGCTTTGTAATGCGTTAGTTGATTTAACGCTTTCGTTATTGCCCTTACTTACCTTTTTATTTACGTCGTCAACTTCCGATTTTAACTCGGTCATTGCCTTATTAAACTCCTTTAGCTGGGCGACAATGTCAACGTTTAATTTTGCGCTCATTTTATGGTTTTTGTTATCGTGTCAAAATTGGCTTCTTCTTCAAATTTAAGGTTTTGCCATTGTAACCCAATTTCATACGCCTTTTGCTTTTCTGCCTCGCTAGGTATTTTAATAGGTTTACCATCTAATAACGGAATTTTCCAATATTTCTCTGGCTTTCTAATTAAATCCGATTTCTTGGTAACGTTTACATTATTAAGTTGTACCCACAAAGACCGAAATAAATTTTCTTGCTTGCTTTCTCGTAATTGATGACCGTAAGCAATGGATTGATACTCGGCAAAGGACATAAAATAAAAGGAGTTAGGGTTAATACCCAACTCCCCGATTGCATAGTGCCAAACGTCGTTAAATGTTATTTTTTTTTTGTGCCTTCTTGAGTTGGATATTCTACTTGCGTAATTGTTGACAAACCAAACATAATTGTTTGCATTACCTTACCAAGTTCAGTTGGGTGAGACATATCGACCCAGTCCAAAATATCGTCGTAACTCAAATCCAATTCTTTGTCCTTGTAAATTGATTCCACATACAAAGACGAATAAACGAATTTAGCTATTGATTTAATTTGACCAACTCCGGGAGTTGTAAGTTGCGCAATAGTTTCTTGAACGTCGTAACCTAACGTTTCGCTAAAATGTATTAACGCACCCATCCCAAATTTTAAAGGATAGGTGCGCTCATTTATTATAACTGTTGTTCTGCCTGTGTAATTCATACTGGCAATTTAGCCAAATTAAATTAATTAAGCTGGAACTGTTCCTTTTGTCAAAACTCCTTTACCGGTAAATTCAACAGAGTAAGTAACCGCGGCTTCCATTTCAGCCGATACGCTGATTGATGCAACGCTAGCGCTTCCAGAAAATACTAGGTCACCGGTTACGTTGGTAGTGAATTTAAGAGTTACGGACGTTCTGCCGTTTAGTAGCGTGTAAAAGTCGCCAATGTTGTTTGTTCCATCGTATGCAACCAATCCGTCTGTTGAAACGGACCAATCGCGAAGACCGTGGATATGGTCTGCCCAGCCGCCATCGTCTTTGCAAGTTGCATCGGCAAGGTCAACGTTTACGGATAGTTCAGAGGAGGTCGCGCACCCAATAATCGTGTCGTCAGTGTAAACGTTTAGGAGCGTGCCGTTAAATTTGCCAGTAGTAGCCATATTGATAAGAGTTTATTTCTATTTTTTTTTAAAAATAAAAGGTTCAATAATAATTGCAAACTTATAAATCAATTTGCAACCAATAAAATTAGGTGTAAACTAAGAAATTGGAATCTTGGTCAATAATTTTTTCGAATAGTTCGTCAATAATAAAACGCTCTGCCGGTAGGTCGGTCGCATACAATTCGCCAACGCCTTTAAAGGTAACCGAAAAGGTTGCAGCCGTTTCCATTTCTGCCGACTTACTTAACGATTCAATCATTGCTAAACCTAAAAAGGTGTAAGCAGTTTCAGAGCCAATCGAAAGCCAAACGCGTTGCTTGTTAACTATTAAGTTGTATAAATCGCCGTAACTATATTCGTTGTAAATGGTAAGCGCTTCAGTTGTAACCGTCCAAGAACCTATTTTACTAATATGGTCGGCAAACATTCCGTTAGTATTTGAGACGGCATCTAACTTTTGCATCTCAATTGATAACTCGTAAGCTTTAGACTTGGCAATCTTTTGCTCGCCTACAATAATAAAAAGCGTTGAGCCGTTAACCTTAGCCATCTATCCAGTTTTCGATTGTTAAAATTTCACGATGCACAACGTTAGTGTCTGTTATGCTTGAAAGGCTAGTTTGCTGCACTAATTTAGCCGTTACAATTTTGCCAACGTCTAGCGTTAGGTAATTCTCCGGATAAAGGCATACAAGTTGCAAAATTTCGTCCGCAATACTATCGGCGTCTAGTCTACCATAAGGTGCAATTTTAGCCGTAACAACGTCTAAAACTATTGTTGTAACGTAATTAAATTCTTGGTTGTCTTTGTCGTCCGCTTGCGTCTGGTTTCCTATTAAAATGTAAGGAAAAACCGCGGTATCTGGTGCAAAGGTATCGTAACAAGGAACTGGCGCACCTTTGTAGGTAATCGTATTATTAAGAGCGGACCAATAAGCCTTGCGAACAAATGTTTTAATATTTCTCATCTTTCAAATAATTTCTTTAACGTTCGCTCAATATTTTTGGGCAATTCTTGGCGTTGTTTAAAAACTGCTGGATAAAAAAACGGTCTTGCTGACAAATTAACTTCTTTAATTCCAGCGCCTTTGTATTGTTTTGCAAATCCTGTTAACTCGCTTGGCACTTTAACTTTTGTTCCTGTGCCAAACTCAACGTAAGGTGCATAATCAGCGCCAACCTCAACTCCTCCAGTAATTTCGTTTTTGTTTTGCTTTATAGGTATTGATTGAATGCTATTTTTTAAGTTACCAGTATCAACGCGAACCTCCATTGTTGCCTCCGTCTCAATTGCCAACATTGAATCCTCCACCTCTGCACGTACAAAGTCGGCAACGTCATTCTCCAAGTGTTTTAAATACTTGTAAAACGCGTTTAAACTTTGCTTGTTAAATTGAATACTTAGCATTTTACTCTCGTTCAGTTGCTATAATTCTAATCATTCGGTCGTATTCGTTAGGGTCTATAATGCTGCTAATTACAAGCGTTTGCCCGGCGTAATTAATGTGCATTGCTTTAGTAATTACGACCAAAGGATTGTTTCTAATAATTATCTCCCATTGGTTTTTAATAACCATTTGGTCTTCGCTATTTTGCCTACTTCCAGACAAGTTGTTAACCTTTGCCCAACAAGTATAGGCCAAGCCAGATGACGGAATAAAACCACCGTATCCGTCGGCGCTTAAATTGTTGTTGTAAAACGAAACGCGTTCTCGCAAATCGCCCGCTTTAATTTCATTATTAGTTCTCACGCTCCAAACCAGTTATAAGTTTTATAAGGCATCAACAATGCCTTAACTCCAAGAGGAAAATCTGCCACAATTGTACCAACAATTACGTCTTCACGACGTTCGTAAAGCGTATTAACCATCATTTTAATGGCTAGCTTTATGTCCTCCGGTACGCTTGCAAATCCAGCGGTATAAACAAGCTTAAATTTATAGCTTTGGTCGCCTCCTGTAATAAATAATTTAGGATAAAGACCAGTATTAACTTGGTAGGTTAATGCAGTTTCAACGTCATTCTCGTCTAACACAACGCATTTGCTAATATTTGCGCTATTTGTTAGCGGTCCATAAGGCATTTGGAA